CGGCGGCATCGACCGCGCGCAGGCGACCGTGTGGCAGACCAAGACCTACGACGCGAACAGCTTCCTGTCGCCGAATACGCAAGTCAACTCGACCTCGATCAGGCCGATGCTCAACTACATCATGACCAAACAGAGCCGCGGACGCGATTATGCGGATCTCTTGATCATGTCTCCCGAACACTACGCGGCTTACGACGCCGCGACAGTGGCAATCCAGCGCCAGCAAAACTCGACATCGCTCGGCCAGCTCGGCTTTAGCGCACTGGAGTACATCGGCGGCGGCAAGCGGGCCGAGATCGTGCTCGACGGCGGTATCGGCAGTAATATGCCGGCGAATACAACGTTCGGTTTGAACACTGATACGTTCCGCCTGCGCTATCACCCCAACCGCAACTTCGATAAACTTTTCGACGGCGATGGGATGATGCCCATAGACAAGGATGCCATCGCCCAGTTCATCGGGTGGATGGGGGAACTCACGCAAGTGAACCCGTTCTTCAACTGGAGATTGTACGACAGCGTTCCGGGTTCCTGACGCAGTCAGGGAGATGCCGGGTCGCCGACGTGTAGGTCGATGCCTTCCTTCCGCGAAGGCGGCCCGGTTTTATTTGTTCAAGGCATCAGCAACGGAGAGATAAATGGCAAGGCAAGATCCCGACGATGTTCTCGTCGCACTGTTCAAGAACCACGCAGCCCTGAACGAGGCCAAGTCACGCACAGAAGGCAGGCCGATCTACGACGACATCGAAGTGGTCGAGATACGTTCGCCAGGCTCGCGTGATTTCAAGGTATTTCCGGCCAACGCGTTCTCGCACTGGCAGACGCATCCGCACACCGGCGAGCAGACAAAAGTCACCTACGCCGAGCGGTTCGTGCATCAGTACCAGCAATTCAAGCGCCATGCGGCGCAGACCAAGAGCGGCACGCCGCTCGATTACGTTCCGTTCCTGAGCGAGGGCAAGCGCGCCGAGCTGCGGGCGCAGAACATCTACACCATCGAGGCCCTGGCGGCGATCGACGGCCAGGAGCTGAAGAACCTCGGCCTCGGCGGACGCGACCTGAAGAACGCCGCGGTGGAGTATATCGCGGATACTAAGGCCAACATCGCCCCGAACATGCAGCTGCAGGCCGAACTGGAGCAGCTCCGCGCCCGCAACGCTGTCCTGGAAGAGGACGCGATCGCCAGGAAGGAAATAGCGAAACGCATCGAGGCCGAATTTGAGGAGATGGATCTAGTTCAGCTCCGCGAGTACATCACGACGCACACCGGCCAGGCGCCGATGGGCAGTTTGAACAAGAAGAACCTGGTTCGCATGGCGGTCGAGTGCCGCCCCAACAGGGCTGCATGACATGACACTGTTGTCGGTGGTGAAGGATGTCTGCGCGGCAGTCGGGGTTTTAATTCCGCAAAGCGTGTTCTCCAACATCGCCGGCAACCGCACCATGCAGGAGATGCTGTCGCTCGCCAACGAAATGGCGCAGCGCATCGCCTACGACACCCGCGATTGGCAGACCTTCATCAAAGTCTGCTCCATGACCGGCAACGGCTCGGCGGTGTCGTTCGCGATGCCGTCCGATTTCAAGCGCATGCTGCTGACTTCCAATGTCTGGCGCTCGACTTCATCGGTATCGCCGATGGTGTATGTCGCCGACGCCGACGAGTGGCTGCAGCGCCGCAGCTACGGCCAGTATTCATCTTGGGGCGAGTGGACCAGGATGGGCGACGAGATGCTGGTGCAGCCAGTAATGGGCTCGGGCGTTAGCTGTTATTTCACCTATATGCACAAGAACTGCATCAGGCTCTCTGGCGGTGGCCTCGGCGACAGCTTCCAATCCGACACCGACAGCTATGGCCTCGACGAGCGCGTATTGAAGCTCGGGATGATCTGGCAATGGAAGGCCAACAAGGGCGGCGCCTACGCCGAGGACATGGGCTCCTACGGTGACGCCATCTCCAAGATCCAGGGCGCTGACAAGCCTGCGCCGATTATCATCGGCCGCAAGACCCAGTCGATGCAAATACAAGCCTCGTACCCGTACCCGATCACAGGACCATGAGCCAGCACGCCGCGTTCCGCCGGGTGCCTGTCAATCCGCAGGTCGCCACCAAGCAGGAGACACTCACGTTTCCGGCGCCGACACGCGGCCTGATCCTGAACGAGAATGAAAGCTACATGCAGCCTGGCGCGGCGTTGGTGATGGACAATTGGGCGCCGACCATGAAGGGCGCCAAGATCCGCGGTGGCCACATCGTCTGGGCCACACTGCCGGAAGCTGTGCCTGTCACGTCAGGCTTCAGCTACAGCAGTGGCGCCGTCCGCAAGATGTTCTTCGCCAACGCCACCAAGATCTACGACGTCACCACGACGACGCCGGTGCTAGTCAAGAGCGGCCAGACCAACGGCAACTACAGTGCTTCACAGCTCGCTAACTCCGGCGGCGACTTCTTGACCGTCGTCAACGACACCGGTGACTTCCCGCTGCAATATGACGGCACTACCTGGACCACGCTGAGTGCCGACGAGATCCACGGCCCGCCGGGCACGCCGGTCGAGCACGGCCGCAACCTGGTGCACGTCTGCAAATACCGAAATCGATATTTCTTCATCGAAGCGAATTCGATGAATGCCTGGTACCTCGGCCTCAACAGCACGACCGGCGCGCTGGGGCTGATCCCGCTGTCCGGTGCCGCCACCAAGGGCGGCAAGCTGCTGTACTGCGCCACCTGGTCGATCGACGCTGGCGACGGCATCGACGACAAGCTGGTGTTCGGCACTGACCTTGGCGAGATCATCGTATTCACCGGCTCGGATCCTTCCTCGGCCGCCGCCTGGCGCCAGGAAGGCCGCTATGACATGTCACCGCCACTGGGCAAGAATGCCACGCTGTCGATTGGCGGTGACTTGCTGGTCGCGTGCGTTGACGGGATCCTCCCGACATCGGGTGCGATCACCAAGGACCGCGCCGAGCTCGAGCTGGCCGCGATCACGCGCACCATCAAGCCGATGTGGCGCGATGAGGTGCTGGCCAAGCGCGCGCTGCCCTGGACGATGTGCAAATGGGATGAGTACGGCGGGATTTTTGTCACCCTTCCTGGTGGCCTGCCGGGCCAGCAGCGGTGCGCCGTAGTCAACGCCGCCACTGGCGCCTGGGCGCGCTTCACCGGCTGGGACGTGATGTGTTTCGCCAGGATGGCCGACAGTATGTTTTTCGGCACCCAGACTGGCAAGATCATGCAGGCCGATCGCACCGGCCTCGACAACGGCCAGCCTTACACCTGCGTCATTGTCGGCGGCTGGGAAGTATTCCAGTCACCGAGCCAGACCATCACCTGGAAGCAGGCCCGCGCGTCGTTCTCGGCGCCCGCAGGCGAGCCGTTCCAGCCGCAGCTTGGCGGCACCACGGATTACGTGGTCACGCTGCCAACACCACCGTCGGCAGCACCCGACCCCGGCATTCTCGATCTCTGGGACCAGGGACTGTGGGACACCGCGAAATGGGACACCGGCACGCCAAACCAACCGACCATCCGATCTACTGGCTGGGTCTCGATTGGCGTTACCGGTTTTTCCCACGCGCCGGTGATCCAGGTGGCGATTGCGCAGCAGGCCAAGCCGGATGTGGAGTTGATTTCGATCGCCGGAACCTTTGAACGGTTGGGGATCACAGTCTGATGGCGGTCAGCCCCTACGATAGCGTTGGTGCTCTGGGCGGCCTGTTCGCGCCAGCATGGCTCTATGGCGATGCGGTGTCAGAAGCGGCGGTCAAGGCCTGGAACGCCAAGAACCGGGACAAGCCACTGACGCCATGGGCCGAGCCACCGGCGCCTGGTTCGCGCGACAGCATCGCCTCGACCCTGCTCGGCACGCCGCTCGGCACCAGCCTGCTCGGTGGTGGTGGCGCGACCGGAGGCGCCAGCGACAGCCCTGGCGTGGCTTCCACACCAGGCGATAACGGACCCAGCAGTGTAGGCACGCCCGGCCCTGGCGCCCCTGCAGGCACGCCTGGCACGCCCGGCAGCCCTGCGCAGGGCGACCCAGGCACGCCAGGAACACCAGGGACGGCAGGAACACCAGGGACGGCAGGAACGACCAGTGCAGCGCCAGGCGCAGCGCCGTCTTCCAGTGTCGGCATTGGTAGTGATGCAGCGGCTGCGCCGGGTCAAAACACCTCCCAGTCGCAGGCGGGTATCGACGCAGCGATCTCGGCGGTCAACGGCGTGAACACGAATACCGGCTTCACCCCGTCATCATTCGCTGGCTTTGCACCGGCGATCGGTAACCCCAGCGTCAGCTCGACAATCGGCGTGGCTCCCACCGCGGTCGACACCAGCACCGTTGCGCAAAACAGCCCGGCGCCACCGACAGCACCAGCGCCACCGACAGCGCCAGCGGTGGCAGACGAGAACCAGGGGCTAACGGCGCAAGAAATGGCCTCGATCATGGCCGAGGTCGACAACGCACTGGCCGACCCGCCGTCGCCGCCACCGTCACCGGTGGCAGAGCAAAACACGCTCACGGTCGATGATGTGAGTATTGGCGTGCCGACACTGGCAGATCCCGGCCCGCAGACGCAAGTCGGCCCGCAGACCCAGGTAGGACCAAACCCGACCCAGGCGGAGACGCAGGCGGCGATGCAGGGTCTGGCGACGGGCTTACAGACGGGTATTATGGGCATGACACCGTCAGCACCGGCGACGCAGGCCGATCAGACCAATGCGGTGTTTGGCTACAACGAGGCCCAGAACCAAGCGGTCAACACCACGCCCGCGAACATGAACGAAGCAGCGATGGCGGTGGCGATGGCCGAAGCGGCGCAGTCGTCACCAACGCCCGGCGTCGTGGCGGGCTTCACAACGCCTGGCATCACCACCGGCGTAATGACGGAAGGTCCGGCGGTATCGCCAGCGATCGGCTTCCAGGGCGTCACCGGCGTGATGAGCGACATCGGCCAGGCGCCGACAGGACCGGTCGGCCCCGCACCGTCGATCGGCATGGCGTCTGAAGCTGCCACCACCATGGGTGACACCGCCGCGGAAGGCAGCCAGACGGCGGCCGAAGGACCAGGGCCGGTAGGCGCAGCGCCCACAGAAGGCGCACCAGCCACCTCCGAAGGCGCACCGGCCAGCACCACCAGCACCAGCACCGGCGACACTGGCGGCACCGTCGGCAACACCGGCGACACGTCGGGCGAGGGCGGCGCCACTGCCACCGGCACCACCGGCGACAGCACCACTGGCGGCTTCGGCACCGGCGATCCCGGCAACCAAGGCAATCAGGGCACCGGCGTATCAGGGGCTGACGAATGACAATAAGCCTGCTCACGCTTCCCGGCATTCCCATGGTGGAAAAGGGCGACGACCTGCTCGCGCTGATCGAAACGGGGATGCAGAACGGCCGCATCGTTCTGCAAGAGGGCGATGTCTTCGTGCTGGCGCAGAAGATCGTGTCCAAATCGGAAGGCCGCCTGGTCTATCTGTCGACCGTCACGCCAGGACCCAGGGCAATCGAGCTCGGGCTCAAGACTGAAAAAGATCCGCGCCTGGTCGAGCTGGTGCTGTCGGAGGCCGTCGGCGTGGTGTGGGCCAGGAAAGGCCTGCTGCTGGTCGAGCATCGCCTTGGCCACGTGATG